GGGCGTCAGTGCAGACTTCCACCAGGGCTGGCCGGCGTTGAGCAGCACAAACCGGAAAGTGCGCTCGTTGTACAGAAAGCGAACGTGGATCGATTCGTCCGACTTCAGCGGCCGCAACGTCGACTCCAGGTACTCGGACCAGGTGCCGAGAACGAGGTCCCCTTCGTCGCCGACTGTCTCGCAGTACTCGGTGTAGATGATCGGCCGCCCCAGAAGCATGTCGGGCCGATCTTCCTGCATCGACTGTTTGTAGAGCAGGATGATGCCGGCGTTGTTGGGGCTCTCGATGTGCACTTGAATCAACTGCGGGTAGCAGTCGTGGTTCGCTAACCACACAGCCTGCCCGTAGTTCCAGCAACGCGCACGCATGTTGATCACGTTCATGCCCACGATCGTGTCCGCATCCTGGCCCGATTCCTTGGCCACGGATATCTTCGCCGGGCAGTTCATCGCCCCGAGATACTCGCCGACGCCCGTCCCGTTGAGCCTTTCGTCGATCATGTGGCTCTGGAACTGCTGCTGGAATCCTGTTTCCAGGAGGGCTACAAACGAAATCGGCGAGAAGGTGAGCAGCTTTTCGGTGGCGTAGGCCAGGCCGAAGAGCTCGGTCGCTTCGAGTTTCACTTGCTCGACCTGCATGCGGCTCGAACTTCCCGTCTGTGTCTCCGCCCGCCTTGTGACGGTCAACCCGCCGGACACGCTCGACGAGTGATTCTTGTCCACCCGGGCCGGAATCTCCAAGGTGAGCGTGTCCATGGGAATCTGCGTCGTGCGGCTGCCGATGGGGTCCGCCTCCGCCTGCAGCATCAGCAGATCCGGGGAGAAGCCGGCCGGCAGAAGGAACCCACCGTACGAGTCGGAGTAGGCGCCCTGTTCGTCGCTGCCGGCAGCCGCCAGATATCGGAGCCGGTCGTCCTCGGTGCGCCCGCCACGCTGGCCGGCTTCCATGACGCATGTGAGAAACTCGCGCGGCGTCGCGAACCCCTTTTTGGGATCCTCAACGAAGTTGGCCCGCGGGTTGCTCACGTTGCCGCCCGGTTGCGGGGCGCCGGGGAAGTCCTCGTGCTCTCTGCTGGTCAACCCGGAGGCGGCGTGCTCCATCTCCTGGTGGAGCGTGTGCTCCAGTCGCTCGATCCGCTTGCCCACGCCATCCAGCTCCGCCTTGGCGGCATCGTAGGCTCCCTGCTCATCCTCGCTGAAGTCGCGGTCGTCTTTCTCGGCCGCCTGGATGAGCTTGTCGATCTGGCCCTTGAGTTCCTTCTGCTTGTCGCGCAGTCGCGTCAGATGTTTGTTCATTACTCCCGCTCCGGTAAGTGGTTGCGTTTCAAACTTGCGTCTGTTCCGCACCCGCTACCGCGTGGAGGTGAACAAAAAACGGCGGACGAAAATCACACCGCCCGGAGAACCGTTGAAGGCCCGGGCCGTTCGATCTTCGTCCGCCGTGGCGTAACGCTTAGATCCTGGTTCGGTTGAGTTGACCGACATCCGCTCAGGGCGTGGTGCCTCCCATTCACTGTGCATAGTATCGTACCATCCTGCTCGGATCTTGAAAAGAGCAGTTTTTCCCAGCCATTGATCATCTCCAAAGCCAGTCAGGTCCCCGTTTCCAGCCGACGCCTGGCGTGGGCCGTCCGGGCATGGCCACTCGTTTTGCGGTTGCCCGCGAGCCGAGCGATCGTGCCCTCCAACGTATCGATCCGGTCCACCATCTTCCGCTCGATCGCCTCCTCGGCCAGGAACATCTGTCCCCGGCCGAACTGCTTCTTGACGACCGACAGGTTCACACCTCGGTACCTCGCCACGGCCCGCTCGAACCGCTGACCTATGACGTCGATCCGCTGCTGGATATGCTCCCTGGCTTCCTTCGAGAGCGGGGCATTGGGATTCTCTTCGACCTTGAACTCCCCGTAGCTGACGTACGTGTAAGCCAGCCCGGCCGTCTCGTTCGCTCCCGATCGATCGACGTGGACGGCGTAGGCCCCCACACTGCCCACCTCGCCGCTCGGCACCACTACGAACTCGCCCGCAGCAGCACCCAGCCAGTAGGCTCCACTGGCCGCTTCCGCGTTGGCCACTGCCACGACCGGCTTGATGGAGCGAGCTCGGTAGATCTTGTCGGCGCACTCCATGGTCCCCTGCGCGGCCCCGCCGGGCGACTCGATGTCAAGTACGATCGTCCCCACCGTGTCATCGGTCACGAGCTCATCGAACACCCTGCCGAGTTGCTCCAAGGAGCTTCCGCCTGAGATGTCCGTAAACAGGTTGGCGCGATTGGCCAGAACGCCGAATACGGGTAGCACAGCCACGCTCATGGCCCGCCGTGGTCGCTTCCGCTCTTCGGCCCGGGCAATAGTCTCGGCCGTCACAGAGGCCGGCAGGCTGATTCCCGAGGCCTTGCTCGTGAAGAAGGCCGCCATGCCGTCCAACTTGTCTCTACGCAGGAGCCAAGCCTGGTCCTGCAGTTCCGTCAACACTCGATCGTACATGGGTTCTCCTTCACGCCGCAGTGAACAGCTTTGATAGTACTCGAGTCATCGACTCGGCCTTGAATTCCTCCCAGCATGCCAACCTGGTCGGCACATCGCCGTCGGCCAGCGATTGTCTCGCTCGTTCGCATTCCTGCTTCATGGCGTGGCTGATCGGCCGGATGTCGGCACCGACCGCGGCCGCCAGCGGCTCCAATGTACGCTGCACGTAGGTCAGGTGCTTCTCATAAAACTCGGCCGTCCAGGCATTCCAACGTTCCCGATCGTCGGCCGCCTTGCCGGCCCGCGATTCCAACCCGCGGAGCTCGGCCGCCACGATCCGCTGGGCCACGTCGACCACAAGCGGTTCGATCGAGAACATTCCGGCCATCTCGCCGCTATCAGCAGTCCCGACCGGCGCCATGTTCAGCGGCTGCAGGGGCTCGTCCAAGCCGGGGAGCGGTGGCAAGTTCAGCAATCGGCGGACCTCGTTTCGAGTCAGGAAGCCTTGCTGGATGCCGATCTGGAACGCCTCGTATCGCGACTTCATGTCGCCGCGCAAGAGACCGTCCACGTTGAACTCAACGTAATATTGCTCCGGATAGGCGAGCAGCGCTTTGCTGATCGCCTGCTCGATCCTCACCAACCAGCTCCGCAACGTATAGATCACGAAACTGATCTGCATGTGTTCGATGTTGTTGAACGTCGCCCGATCGAGCAGGTGAATCATGTGTGGTGGAACGCCGAAGAAGCGGCAGATTTCTTCCGCCTGGAACTTGCGAGCCTCGACCCACTGAGAATCTTCGAGCGACATTCCGAGGGTCTTGATGTCGAGGTCGTCCTCGAGAATGGGCGGCTCGTAGGCCCGGTCGGCTCCGCCGTGCACTCCACGCCAGGTCTTGCGGAAGTTCTTGCGCCCCTCGTCGCCGAGCCGTTTCGTTGTGCGGATGTAGTATTTGAAGAACCCGCCATTTTGGAAGAGGGCGCCGCCGTGCGTCTCTTGAGCTATTGAGAGGCCCACGGCATTGCGAGCGTATTCGAGAACGGAGATTCCGGTCACGCCGTTGGTCGTGAAGCCTCGCACGTGGAGAATCTCGTCCTGGCTGTATGTCCTTTTCTGGCCATCCTGATATTTGTAGCGGTACACCAGCCGGCCGGAGTTGAGTTGTTCCACGCTCATTCGGTCCGGATTGAGAGGCACGAGCTGCGATGGTTGCTCTTCGCTCCGCTCGGGATCGATCCGCGCGTAGAAATTACCGCGTAGGCAGAGGTGTCCCACCATCAGCGAGTAGAAATCCATGGTGGTTTGCCATGGATTCGGCGTACGGTGGATCAGTTCGTAGACCGGGTGATTCTGGGCCTTTGTGCGTTCGTCCTCGCTCAATCGCTCGTAGAGAAACACCGGCAGCGATCCGACCGTATCGGACAGCAGCCGGATGCACGCGAACACCGCGCCGACGGCCATGGCCTTGTCCGGGGTCACCTGCACTCCGGAAACCGAGCCGGCGCCGGCAGGACGATACCAGAAATCATCCAGCGGTCCCGGCAGCTTGGCCGCCATTTTCGCAAGCCTTTCCGCGATCATTGCTCGGTCTCCTCTCGTGCCATCAGCACGCCGGCGGTGATCAAAGACACACCACCGACGAGCATCGCCGCCGCCACGGACCACAGCCCGATTCCGGCCACGGCCGCCAGCCAGCCGCTGATCACCATCCCGTTCGCAATCACACTACGCCACGATTGACTCATACTCTTCGTCACTTTCGTTCTCTTCTTCGGTGTCGCCTTCGCGGGCGTAGAATACGCCCGCTTTGGCATAGACCGACAGGCCAGCCGTCGGATCACGCCTCAATGCGGCATCCAGCCCCATCACCGCCGCGGCGATGCCGTCGATCTTTTTCCACGAGTTGCTATCGCCGTCGGGTTTGGTGATCCGCTTCTTGCCGTCTCTTTCCCACAAGCACACATGGCCGGCCTGCCAGTCAGTTACCGGGTTTCCGTTGTGCGTGAGCTTCCCGTTCACGACGAGATCGTCGAACACGCAGATTGGATACGTGTAATATTTGGTGGTTTGCGGGAATTCCACAATCCTTTCCTCGTCGAATCCGTACGTCTCCACCAGCCGTTGTGCCGAAGCGCCAGCAAACATCGGGTCGTAGTTGAACCGCTGCACGTCGTATTGCGAGAGAATCGCGGCAGTCTCTTCCTCTACGACGCTGTAACTGATGGTCTCTCCCTCCATTGTCCGGATCCAACCATCCTCGGCCCACCGCCGCATCGCCGGAACTTTCTTGAGGTACAACTCGATCGCCGCTTCAGGCATCCAATACCAGAGCAGCAATTCGTGCGGCATGTCCGCACGGGCTTCCAACTCCGAGACATCGTCCTCCGGGAAGAGGAGGGCGAGCGCAGCCATGTCCTTCGATCGCATGAGGTCCCACGCACCGCCGCACGGGCGCCCGATCAAATCGCCAGGCCCATGCCCGGACGCGCACGCCACCCATTTCTCCGGTCGCAGCCAGGGGCTGGCCGTCTTCTGCCACACATTTCCCCGGTACATGAAGAACTGGCGCAATTCAACAGCAGAAATCCGCGAGGTCTCGAAGTCGGCAAGGAACTCGGCCGGGTCGATCGTGTGGCCCCAGGCAGGATTGGCCATCTTGCCGTACTTGGTCGGGTTCTTCGCGAATTGGTCCTCCGTGATCTTCTGAGGCATCTCATAGATCGCGGCACACGTATGAATGTCTTGTACCTCCTTGCAGGCATTCACGGCCAGGCCGTAATCCCGCCGACTCTTGCCGTAGCTGTCGGGATCGTTGCCGGCCGTGGAGAGGTCTCCGCCGATCGGTTCAGGTCGGCTGATCCCCATACGCTTGATTCGGTCGACGTAGGCGTAGTCGACCACATGACTCTCGTCGATCAGATAAGACCCGTTCAGTCCCTCTTTCGCCTTCGTGTTTCGTTCGTTTGAGCTCGACAGTGGCAGAATCGTCGAACTGGTTGGCAGATGAGTCACCTCCTTCTCGTTCTGGTTGATTTTGCACTCCGGGAACAACAGCGGCGAACGGGTGATCATCTCGATCGTGTGCCGACCGGCGATCTTCCGGGCCTGCTGCCCGTCCTTCGCACACAGGTAGACGTGCATGCCCGGTTCGCCGTCCCCGAATGCCAGGTAGATCGACCACGCTGCGAGTGTTGGAGATTTTTTGTTCTTCTTGGCAATGAAGACGATCACCCACCTGAATCGGCGAACCCACCGCTGGTGCTTATCCGACCAGATCACCCAACCGAAGAGCCGGCGGCTTACCACGTCTTGCCAGTCGTGACAGGTGAACGGCTCGCCGGCGCACTCGCCCTCGTAGAGCACCAGGTGGGTCTCCATCCACTCGATGGCGAACATCGCGCGAGCTGTGTCGTAGCGGCAGCCCTTCTCGATTGCCAGCCGGTCGACCGGATGCTGAACCATTTCCTGCGAAATGGGATCAACCTCGTCTCCCGCCGCCAGGTAGCCCTCTGTCAGGAAGCGGCGGATCTCCCGCCGGCGGGAGGTGGTAACGGCCGTGTCCGGATCGTCGGCGAAGATCTTGGCCAGACCCGCCTTGCCGCCCAGCTCGCGGATCTTCGCGTCGAGCTGGGCGCGAGATCGCAGTGCGATGCCCTTGAGCGGAATAAACGCGCCGTAGCGATGCCAGAAGCGCAATACAAACCGATCCTGCACCGTGAGGCTTTCAAATGCCGCCACCGGTCCATCGGTTCGTCGCCGTCTTCGCCGCTTGCGTACCATCAGTCCTCGTCTGGCTCGATTCCGAGCTGCCTGATCAGGCTGGCAAAGGCGGCCCGCGAATCCCGTTCGCAGGCCAGCAGGGGATGGGGTTTCATTTGTTCGAATCGATCGATGATCGTTTCGCCCTGTTCGCTGATCTGCTGCCGACATCGCTCGGCCCGATCGAAGGCCTCGAAGGCCTTGGTGAGCAGCATCAACCCGGCCTTGTCCTCGATCTGCCACTCGATGCGGATCTCATCCCACTTCGCGGCCGCCAGGCCTGAGAGATGCTCGGGCGTCCCCTTGGGCCTGGCCTGTTTCCGATTCGTCACCCGCTTCTTCTTCGCCACTTGCTCGACCCGATCCCGGGGCCCCAAAATTTTTTCAAAGGAAAACGCGTTCGAAAAATGCGCCATGCTGGCGGGTCGGTCTACAGTCGCCG